GGCTCATAAACCTTGCCGCCCATGATTTCTTTCTTACTAAGACTAAATACTGTTCCTTCAAGTTCAGCCATTGCACTATCCTTTGTACGTTCGTTCGTTTACGGTTTCGTTCGTTTACGTTTTTAGTGACTGTTCAGCTCTTTTAATCGCATCATCCATTCTTCAGAATTCTTAAATGTTAAACGTGTTCCGGCGTCATACATATTAAGAAGTTCAGCATAATGCGATTGTAATTTTACAGAAGCTTCTAAAGCTTCTTCTAATTTTTTAACATACTCCATACATTCCTCAGGAGTATCATTAGGAAACCATACTGTCATTTTGGTCCCATATCTAATGGTTTCATAGGGACAACATTTGAAGTATCTTTAGATTTCTCATGCGCCTGCTCTTCTAAGATTTGATTATTCATCTTATCAACAGCAGGCTTAATGAAATCTGGATACAAAGGACGATTATTAAACACAATTTGACTCTGTAATGGTAACGAAGTACGTGCGTAATCATCACCAGTGTGAGTAGTTCTTAATGTGTAATTGGGTTCTTTGCTAGTATCGACTTCAGGAATGATATTGAAATGATAGATTTCATCACAATAGCCAGGAATTTTTTGTGCAATTCCCTTACCTGCTGTCACCAGCAGTCGTGCCATGTGAGTTCCACCAGCAGTTTTAATCTCTTTCTGAATTACATGAGCAATTAAAATAATGTTGCATTTATGATATAGATGAATATCTTTAGTTAATGCGATTAATTCCTTGAGGGCGGAATCCTCTGCGTTGTAATCTTCAATAGAGTTAACTGGAATACCACCAATTCTCTTACCCTTATCGTCCTTACCCTTATTCTGAAGAGTCTGACGATTAATTGAATCGGCGCCCGAAGTAATAGTGTCTATCACGATTGTCTTAAATTTACAATTAACTTGGAACTGTTCTAGCTTCTGACGTGGTGCATCCCAATCTTTATATGAATCATATTCGATAGTTCGAGGGTCTATACCCCATGCTCGCATAGGTATATGAAGGGCTTTCATCTTCTTATCCCAATCTATGTAGTATATAGGACCGGGATATGTTAATGAACATGTAGACTTACGTGTTCCCCATTCACCCTTCATTAAGGTGTATAGCGCATCAAACTTCGACTGACTCATGTTTGCCATTTTTAACTATCCGAATCTTGGTCTAGCGTAATTAATGCATTAATTTGTTCTCGCATACGTAATGTTCTATTATGCACAAAACCTAGAGAGAATGATTGTACTACAATAGCTCCTAACAAGAACCAATCCACGTATGTAAATTCCATAATTTAACTCGCTTTCGAGATTACAACAACTGTATCCTTAGGAAGATACCATGATTTAACACGATAATCCATTGAAGGCATTGTATACTCTACCTCCACAATTTCTCCGTCTTTGACTAATTCAAACAAGGCATTATCAAATTCCTCATTTGGAAATGAAACATATGCTGCTTGTCTCATTACTTCCAATACGAGTTCAGATGCATCAATGCCTCGATGAGCGTTAATGACTTTGCTGATAATGTCCTTGATTTCCATATCTTAACCCATTAATTCTCTAATGCATGAAATAACAAATCGTGCAATCCTGAACCAGTTATCATTCCAACTATGAAAACGAAAATCATAACTACCATTACTATTAAATAACCATTACGTCTGTCTTGCATCATCTGATGCCTTGCGGCATAGCTGAGGGAATCCTCAGATTCATTTTCATATTGGGGCATTATAACTCCAAATAAGTCATGGCTCTATTATCTTTTGGTAATTCACCATCAGTAAGCATTACATTTTTATCTTTATAATCTTTTGTTAAGGGTAGTTCTACATAAACGCTATTAATTCTACATGAATTTTCAGTATAAATATGAACTTCCAATTCGGGGTCAATTTTATTTAATTTGCTAATTAAATCTTTAACTTTCATGTTAAATATCCTTAACTAAATTAGCTAAATCTACAACTTCAGGCTTAACTCTACGTTTGGTACATTCATGACAATGTGGTTTTTCTTGTCCAGAGGATATCTTATCAATAATAAAAGGGTCGCCACAACGCCAACATTCTGCTAATTGTCCTTCAATTAGAAGTTTAGTAAAATAAGTTACACAGCCTGGCTGTTGACACTTAAATACTATGTATGGCTTCTTATCCGGATTCCTAGTCAAATTCATACGTTTGAATTTATGAATATGACTAGGCTTCTTAATTTTCTTTTTAGTCATTACTTACTCGCTTGCTGAATTGCGTATTCAACAGCAGCTATAATTAAATTTTGTCCCCATGAACCGGGCATTAACTTAGCATGTAATTTACCATTACATTGAAAAATATTAGCTAGGTCTATAGCTCTATTATAAATTCTAACCATACCCACTATAGTTTCAATGGAATACAATTTTCCATCTATTTCAATTTTTAACATTAATCACTCTCAATAATATTAAAGTAATTAAGAATAATTCCAATATCATGAGGCTCCACAAAGCATGGAAACTCAGGATTTGGTTCACTATAAAACTTAATAATGTACAACTTACCCTTCTTAACTGCACTGATACAACGAATATCAGTAGGCGAGATAAGATGATTACCTACTTTAATTAGAATAGGTTTAGATTCACGAGCTTTCTTAACATCGTTCTTAATAGTTCTTTTAGATTGAGTATTTTTGGGTGCCATTACTTCACCCTTTCAACTTTAAGTGGGGGCGGAGCAGGCTTAGTACGACGAATAATGTATTTAACCTCCACCACAATTGCTACTTCTTTAGTAGGGTCATTTTCAAGAATTTGCTTAGCATGTGCAATGGCATCTGCTTCAGACTTACAAGTCCATTCATCATTTCTATTCGACGCAATTGCACGTGAGATATGCTCTGCGCCAACGTAAAATTTATTTAGTTTTCTCATTTTAGTTTTTTCTTCAGTTGTACCAAATTGAATTGCCTTAGCTTCTCTAATTTTAGCTTCTCTTAGTATATTTCTTTCTCTTTGATTTCGATAACCCCATTCATCCACATCATAAGAATAAGTTGGAGGTATATCCCAATCAATCATCATAATTCACCTAGTATGTAATAGTAATACTAGCAATTTCACTTGCTGGGATTTCCAAATCCAATGGATTCTTATCTGACAAATTATTATCGACAAAGAATCTCTCAGGAGTTATATCAATAAACTCAAAATCCTTATTGAGTTCCAAACGCTTAACATTCTTATTGCCCCAATCTTTACGGGGCTGCTTAGTTGTAACTATAATTATCACTTGCATACCTCAATTGGAGGGTCAATAGGATGAGGATTAGTATGTACAAATCCCTTTTTGCAAACTGGTGGGTCATCAACAGGGGGCGTAATAATTACAGGTGGTTCAATAACTGGTGGCTTAACATCACATGATGGGCCAACTACAGTATACAATCGCTGTGATGTGTAATAATCCCTAATCCATCGACCGTCTACTAGACGATGAACATCAACTTGCGCTTGAAATGTTTTACCACAGAATTCTTGTCTTACAGATAGTGACGCAGTTTCGGGACTCCATGCATTAACTACGTTCCTAGATTCCTTAGTCATAAAGAATTGAGCGTAATTTTCTTTATTATTTTCACTATTCAATTCAAAGATTAATTCAACTTCATTATTCTCGGGATTGAAGAATCCAATAGTATTAGGCGCGTCCGGACTATTCCATCGGAAATCATCTCGTCTCAAGTCTCTATAGGTTTCACCTAGATTAGTACTTGAATTAACTACTGCACTTGGTGAAGTTAAGTTATTCTTACCAGGCTGACAACTGAAAATACTTTCAATGCTTTCTTCATTTTCTTTTCCTTATTCTAATTTACCTAATTCACTCAATTTAAATGAAACAGGATGTTTCCGCATCTATACTGAGAACAGATATAGACTCTGTCTTATTTTGTCAGCGGCGAAATGCAGCGTAATGTCTAAATGCATTATTCGACAGCATCCTGCAAATACTACTTAATACTTACCAACCACCCGTACCGCTCTCTTCTTGACACTCTGTAGCCCATAAGATAAAGCCCACCAAAGCGCCACTAAAAATCCACCACCCCATATTTCCACCTCCTTATTATTGTTAATGGAAGAATTTGTGATATTCCACAAAGGAACATCTTTAGGCTCAGCGTAAATTTCGTGTAAATGTCTCATTACTCTGTCTCCGGTTTAATGTCAATAATAACTATTGACCTGTTTCCGTAGAGCGAATGGCCTATTTCATCAATATCGTACATTTTGCCATCTACACAATTACGAATCATTACCTTATCGTTTCTCAATAATGAAGTGTCAGTTAATTCATCTGTCTTTTCGTATAATTCATATAGTTTCATAATTTACTCATCTGAAGCATTAATTGGATTCCACTTCGGACCTTTAATAAAATTCAATCTAAGCACTTCACCACGCATATCCGGATTACTCTCACACACCTCTTTTAGAACACAATAACCGAACTTACCATCACAATTACTAAAGTTAGGTGGCCAGTATCCTGTCTGGCCATACATAACCATCATCTTGCACCAGTATGGGAGGATTACAGACTGCCACTCATAAAGTCTAGCTGCACTATAGCTAATAGTTACGCGCTTAAATTTATCAACAGGTTTAAGAGTTTTTTGAAACCCCACCTTATTAATGATAGCGTTTCGCGTATCCATAATACTGCACTGACCCATAAACTGATTGTTTAGGGAGACAATATCCCTATTCTGTTTCATCGTTTTATGGTCGCATGGAAGGATTGCTGTATTAGTATCTACAATCCAATCAAGCTTAGATTTGAATAGAATTCTAATCTCATCATCTTGGTAAAGGATTTTAGATTTAACTACTTCTGTATCCAGTGTTACCCAAAAATCATTCTTATAAAATTCATGGTATTGGTCCATTGTTTCCAATACCCATTTCCAACCAATTTGATATCCTTCAGTTTCAGCTGGAGTATTCATAACTCCTGGATACTCATTGATTGGATGACCACATTTGGGCTTACTTATATTTTCACCACCACAGAAAAGACATTTATTTCTATCATTTTCTGAATAAGCGTGAACTCCATACACTGCTCTGGGGTCTGAGCATTTTTCTGGTAAAAGAGTTGGTTCAAACTTAGTACAATGCTCACAACCCTGTATATATAATTCAGCGGCCGTCATACCGAATCCGTGAGCTTGGGAAGTACTCAAACCACCTTTACGAGAATTATAATAAACTTCCAGATATTTATGAGCAATAGAACCAGTCTCTAGTGAATTAGATTTACCATTCACTGATTGAAGACTCTGATTCTGAATAATATCTGTAAAACGGCCGCATTTCATTACGCTCGTTAATAGAGTCGCGTCCGTTACGAAGTTAATTCCACTAAACGGTGCTTCTATAATGTCCATCTTATTCTTCCAGCATTATGATATGAACTCTTCGCTTATCGTGTAAATCCTCACGTAAACGTTGGAGAAATATCATTGTTTCTCCGGTTACTTCATGTCTTCTTTGATTACCCGTCATCATATTTATATGATAGGTAGCAATTTTTAATATTAATTTAAGTCTATCCGTATTTACTTCGTTTAATTCCAATTCTTTTGGCATATTATCTACTCACTGGAATTATAACAGGAACTGCAACGAAATCAGTGTCTGTCTTTAGCATAGCTTCACATTCATATTCTTTCTTACCATCAGCTATGCATTGAGCCATTAATCTATTATGCTTAGCTGCACTAGACATTCCTGCGGCTATTACCAGCATTATTAGTGCAACTGTTATGATTCCTAATATCCAACCAAAATATTCTTCAAGAAATCCCATTATTGAATCCTATCACTTGTAAAGCCGATTCTTTCCCAATTAGTTTTACTAATTCCATATACTTCATCGGGTAATCCATCACCATTTAAATCTATAATATCTAATCGAACCATACCGTCAGCTTTTTGAATCAAATATCCACTACCAACTATAATAGGCGAATCACTATTCAATACAATTACTTTCGTAATTAATACAGATGAATAATCACTCCGCTTCTTTTTGTGCTTCTTCATTAACACGAGCCATTGAATACTGTTTAATTAGTTTAAGTAGTTCTTCATCACTAACGTTGCATTCACTTTGAAACAAGCTAATAACACCTAACGCAAACTGCACACCTTCAACTTTAGTATAATTTGCTTTCATTATCATCTTCATAATTGACATGGAAGATAATAGACTTTGAAGTGCTTCTACTGAGCCTTCACCAATAGTTACTTTACGAACATCATTAGCGTAATTATCTTTAGTTTCCATTATTACGTTCCCTTTTCACTTGACTAGTAATTACATCTATTGAATTAGCTATTGTTCGTAGAAGTAGTGGCATATGCTTAAACATAAAATCAGGACACTTACGAATCACTATAACTGTTTCTATTACAAGAGCACCAGCAAATATTAATTCAACTGGATTCTTAATTTCTTTCCGAATATCCTCAGCACAAGTTTCAGCTAATGATTGTAATTGTTCATTAGTCATGATGGTGAGTCTCACGCATACGTTCAGTTAACCAATCATTTGACATATACTGGCCCTTACTAGCGTAAGCAAGAGCCCATGAATATGAAATTCTTCCAATAATAAATAATGTAATAGTTCTAATATTTAATTTAAACATTTGTTAATCCCAATGCTTTAGCAAGCTGTTCTGGTTGACTCACAGGAGTAGCTAGTTTCTTAATCTGCTTATTCTTAACTGACTTACCCTTTTTCTTCCAACGACTCACAATTCTGTTCGCAAGTTCTTTAGCCATATCGCCTTCATCCCAAGTAGGGATTACAGACTTATTCATTAGAGCGTGAAATTGTCTACGCTTACGTTCCACAATCTCATTCAAATCTTCGTCAATTGTTTCATCAGCTTCTACACACGTTATATTGACAGACCGTGATTTCTGTCCAATACGCTTGAATCTACCAGGTGTGGCTTGGTCTTCGTTTTGTGGATTCCATTGTCTTTCATGGAGGATGCTGTCACATCCTTTTTGAAGTCCATCAATACCTTCACCACAAGCAAGTGTGCTTGCAACAACGAACCAACGCTTACCACCAGTATTAAATTTAGACGCTACTGCGTTATTTTCAACGTCTGACTTATCTGCTGTTAAAGTCTCTACAATTACATCTTTCTTATCTTTGAATATCTTTTTAAGTTCTTGGACCATATGATATCCAACATCTTTATGATGCACGAATATCACTATGCTTCTATCAGTAGATTCATAGAACTCATCACAGTATTCTACAGTTGCAGCTATCTTAGCTAGTCCTGTAATGTGACGCATACGCGCCATCTGTGCTAAGATTTCAATTCCTTGCAATGAATCTTCAGTTCCATCAATTAGATGTTGGTTATACCATTCCACAAACTTACTCTGTGCATCGTCATAACCTTCTTGAGCTATTTCATCTAATTGAACAGGTAGCTTCATACGCTTAACGGATGGAGCGTCTTTCATTACTTCATCGTATTCAAAACGTGTGAAGATATCCTTAGTATATTCTCTAAACTTAGCAGGATTCTTAATTCCACCTTGTTTAGTCTGATTACCGTGATAATAAAAATCTACCCATTGCTTCTTAAAATTCTCAGGTGATGGAAATTTCGTCGGAGCTATGATATTCATAGCAGGAAATACTTCTTCACCACGATTCTTCCAGAATGTTCCAGACATTGGAATTACTTTAATGTTTGGGTCATTCACAAGTCGGCGGACCTCCTGAGTTCTAGTGCTATCAACATTCTTAATCTGCTGACACTCATCTAGAATTACTAGTTTTAATCCCAAGGCTTGAAACTTCGACCTATCAATCTTGCGAAGCATATCGTAGCCAATGATATATGTTTTCAATCCGGGTAATATAGTATCGCGCCCGGTTTGAATAATCTGTCCTAAATGACTAGGACCAATCCAACGCATAATCTCTTTAAGCCATTGAAACTTAGTCTTACTCTTTACGACATATAACGTAGGTGTAGCTATATCGCTATGGAACTTAACATAAGCTAAGGCTATAATAGTCTTGCCCAATCCCATGTCATGCCCAACTAATCCACCTTTATTAGTACTTAAAGCTGCATCCAAAAAGTGCCCTGTTGCTACTTGGAAATCGTATAACTTGAATTCACCACACTTTGTGCATTCCGTTTTAGCAACTTCCTCACCATCTCCCCACTTGTGGTTACATGCTTTAACTTCAGGCTTCCACCAGTTACTAACTAATGTCTCATACTTAGTGCCGGTGTGTACCAGCTTCTTAAATACGTGGAAGCATGAATATGTAATCCACCGATATGTTTCACCATCTTTAGGGTCTATCTTATCGAAACTAAAGACTTCTTTAGCAACTTTACCACACGTGGGGCATAAGTCCTGTAGACGTGTAACCTTATACTTAGGACGAATTACATCCTGTTCAGTAATTACTTGTTCTTTAACTACTTCGTAATCAATCTCAACTAATTGTCCACCACGTATTGCATCGAGAATATGTTGTGGTGGTGCGATACATGGTCCGAGAGATTCACAACCAAGTTCCTTAGCTTTAGCTTGCCATCTCTCATCATGTCCACACTTATTACCTACGATTGCATGTGCTACTTCATGACGAATGGTATTCATAACCATATCTTCATTTGAAGCATCTACAATTAGTCCATGCAATACTATCATTTTATAAGGAAATTCATAATGCTGCCCTGCGAATTTCATTACAGGCTCAGTACTAATCCTGACCTTATAATCAGTTAGACCATGCTGGTCTAGTAAATCTCTAGTTAATTGGACCGCTCTTGTTCTTTCCATTAGTTTAATTAGTTATTCTGATTTAACTTCTGTTACAGCTTTAGGTTCATTCATAGACTGACCTTCTTTAATAGTCCGTCTAAGATGATTACCAGCTTGCTCTAATGTCCAATTCTTACTAGTCATTACTAATTGGATAGTGAATTCAGGCATTTTAAGTTCTTCTGCGAGCTTACGTAACTCAGCTTTAGATGGTGCTTTAGTACTAGTCTTAATAGCTCTTGGTGTAACTACCTTAGGTAGCTTCACATCATAATGAATATCAGAGATTTTAAGTCTCTCACGCTCATCAGTTCTCAGCTTATTAGCTAAATCATTAAGCTGTATATGCCACGATTTCTGTTCACTGTATACATTAATCTTCTGCTTATCAAGATTAAAGATTACCTGTTGAAGATGGAATATACGTTCCTTAGCTACTCTAGCTAATTCAAATCTCTTTTCATCCGCTGGAATTGTCTCATCAGCATTAATCGCATCGCGTAAATCCTGAAACGCGATAGTCTTAGCATTAAAAATATCTGTATCTAGATGAATGCTTTCATCAATCTTCTGAGCATCCTGTATCAATAGCTCATAGGGACGAGCTATTTTCTTATATTCAGTTAATCTAGCTTCCTGTTTCTCAGGTGATTGATAATCAGAGTCACCCTGAGCTTTTAATATGTTAATCTCACGTTCGTAGCAACTATCGCATAACATTGCGCCGCGACCGTTGAGTAATGCGGGATTAAGCGTTCCAACATTTGTGCAAGATTCACATGTAGCTGCGTCACCGTGTAATTCTTTAGCATGTCCACAGTTACTACAGAATCCCGGCTTATTAGAATTTGGTTCAAATGGATGGGCCATTACTTCCATCCTCCAATTGGACCTTGGGGATTAATTCCTAGTTCTTTTAAAGAATATTTATTCTTTTCTTCAGTTCTAGATTCTGATTGTGCTTTAAGACCTGCAATATTTCTATTCAAACACCACGGCCAATTTCCATATAGAAGGCCATCAGCCAGTGCCATTACATAATCCTTAATTGTCGAATCTTTACGCATATTCCTTATAATGTGTATTGCGTCGCTTGAAGGTGCGTAAGTCATTAGAATAGTCTCTAATGCATTTATTCTGTAATTATTCGTTACTTCTGAACTATCTTCAAATTGTGACATTGTATCCTCTCGTTGATACCTTATTGTAATTCTAACGATTCTTAAAGATTCTCATTTCGTGAACATTTTCTTCAACGCCGGGAAAGAATGGAGTATCTTCACCACGTCTAAAACAATCAATTGCGCCTTGACTATGCAAATGAATTGCTTTAACTTGAGTTATAGTAAAGGTAGTTCCATCTTTATATGTAATAACTATTGTATACATTTAATTCCTCTAAGTTCTGTTAACCCTCTGCATTTTTTCATACGGACTTGGGACCGTCATAGGTTGCATTAAGGATTAATTATATATGCTTCTAACGGTGTGTCGTATTCCCGCATATAATTAATCCTTTATAGGTTATACTCGCATAATATTACCTCGCATGTTGACACCTTTCGTCACTACGTTATATGCAATTTACATACCTACACTCCTATACGATTAGTAGTGGTGTGGATACTAAGTACACACTACATATAGTAGCTGTGTAAATATTATATGACAATTTTTGTCACAAGTGACGGCAATTATTGTCATGTCCTATTTAGTGGACACTAATATTAGCTATATCTAATCCTAATATTCTGTCTGTTTAAACCTTAATTATACATAATATTAGTCTGGCTGCGCCAGAGCTATTCGCTGCGCTCACGGAGTAGCCTTAGAACGGGTCAGGCTCTCAACCTAGTGAGGCAGGCTTAACGAACGTTCGAGGTAAGCCATTCTGAGTCATTCGAGCCTTCAATCGTTGAACCTAGAGCCTCTGGTACGGCCGCGCTCTACTAATATTAGTCTAGTTTTACTCTATACTCGAAATCTACTCCCATTGTGCTGAGTAGCATTCTAATTCTTGACATAATCTCAATAGATTTGTCTGAAGCATATTGATATGAGGCAAATGTACTACCGCAATTAATTGAAACTTCAAATTTAATATTCATAATTATCCCCTAAATTTAAGATACCAATCTCTTTCGAGCCGAGCAATACGAACCAAAGCAATAGTAAAATCTACTATCATTTGTTGATAATGTAATGGCTGGTTAACTTTATCTCCACGTGCAATATAACATTCAATATGAGTAATTAACTCTGCTACCATTTTGTCCCTAATAGCTCTGTAAGGGCCATTTGAACCAAATATTGGAAATAGTGAATTAATTCTATTATCTTTCATAATCATTATCCTTTACTAATATTATACGTTACGGACCTGTTTCGCTGCCGTTTCCCTGCCGTTTCGCGACGCTTGCCGACCATATCCCTAGCTCCGATTATCTCGCAAGTCATTCTAATTCAATGACTTAGCACTGCTCCTCCCCCTCCACCCCCTACTAGATACCTCCCGCCAGCCGTCCACTTTAGGGGTCCT